AGATGCAAAAGACTATGAAGAAACATGATAGGATTTTAGTTATAAGCGATCTTCATGCACCATATTGCCATGTAGATAGTATTTCTTTTTTAGAAAAATTAAAAAAAGTTTATAAGCCCTCAACAATAATAAATATTGGAGATGAGGCATCATACAATTCCATACACTTTCACGAAATAGATCCTGATTTAGGAAGTGCAGGAGATGAATTAGAAGTCACTAAAAGTTGGTTGCATAGATTAGAAAAACTATTTCCAAAGATGGTTATTTTAGAAAGTAATCATGGATCTATGGTATTGCGTAGGGCAGTTGCCAAAGGCATGTCAAGAAAATTTATCAAATCGTACAATGATATTTTAGAAGTTAATGATGGGTGGGTTTGGAAAGATAAACACCAAATTGAATATGATAATAAAAAAATATTATTCGGACATCAATTTTCTAAGAATATTGAAAAAGCTGTAAGAGAATATTCTCAATGCGTGGTGCAAGGTCATTTTCATTGTACTGCAAGTACAGTATTTGTAGCCAATCAATTTCATTTAAATTGGGGTATGACAGTAGGGTGTCTGGTAAATAAAGATAGTCTAGCTATGGCATATATGAAGATTAACCTGTCAAAACCTATACTTTCTTGTGGTCTAATAACTGAGGGATATCCACACATTACACCTATGGTATTGAATAAAAACGGATCTTGGGATAAAAATATCTATATATGAGTGATTACGAAGATAAGATAAATCCTGCATATTATATTGGAACAAAGATACAGCTTATAGATGTCATTGAGGAATTTAAACTTGGACACCATGAGGCTTGTTGTTTGAAATATATTGTAAGATACAAGAGCAAAGGAAAAATAGAAGATCTTAAAAAAGCACAATGGTATTTATCAAGATTAATAGAGAGGTATAGCAACTAATGAATAGAGAAAGATTAGGTAAAGACATTACAAGGTGGGAAGGTATCAGATACGAAAAATATAAATGCACATCTGGACTTTGGACTATTGGAGTAGGTCACATGATTAGAGATAATGAGCAAGAACTATTGAATAGACAAAAACCATTAAACAATGAAGAAGTATTAACAATCTTTGATAAAGACTTATCTAATGCAATAGAAGATACAAAAAAATTTATTGATCCTGCAACCATTGAGCCAGAGGCTTTTGAAGTCTGCGTACATCTTTGCTTTTGGATTGGTTTACCACGACTACAGGGCTTCAAGAGGTGTAAACAAGCATTATTAGATAAAGACTATGTATTAGCTTCAGAAGAACTTTTAGATAGCAAAATGGGTAAGTCAGATGTCAGAGGTTTAGTAAATAGAATAACTGAATTATCAGCTAGAATGAGAGATGTATAATGTTAGGTAAATTATTAGGTGGTGGATTAGTAGATAGTGTAGGAAAGATTGTAGATGAACTACACACTTCTGATGAAGAAAAGGCACAAGCAAAAATAAAATTAAAAGAATTAGATAACGCATTAAATAAAGCACAAACAGATATTAATTTAGCTGATGCAAAATCTACTGCTAAAGGCATTGGCGGTATGATGCAAAGAAGCTGGAGACCATTAATAGGAATGTCTTGTGCATTAGCAATCTTTTGGGAATTTGTTTTAAAGCAATTCATAGTGTTTTTTCTTGCAGTGTTTGAAGTTGAAACTTTAGACTTGCCAAGTCTTGATATGAGTGTTTTGATGCCTCTGGTCATGTCATTGCTGGGAATGGCAGGACTCAGAACATACGAGAAACAAAAGGGGATAAGCAAATGATAGATATGATAAAAGATTGGTTTGAGGATTTTATGAAACTTAAATCATGGGTAAAAGTATTAGCGGTAGTAATACTAGTTGTAATGCTACATCATTGGGTACTACACTAATGCCATACCATAGTAGTAATTATTCAAAAGGAATGAAAAAAAGCAAAAAGAAAAAAAGGAAAAAGAAAAAAAAATAAAATAAGGGTGGGTATCATTCCCACCCTACAAATGTCATGGGAATAACTACAACAACTCTAATTCAAGAACTCATACCAAGATCATCTGGTAAACGCAGAAAGAAAAAACGATCAAAGAAATATAAAGCAAAGGAAAAGATTTTGCGTGTCAAAAATACTTCATATTAAATTTTACGATCATATGTCATTGACGAATGAATGGCACGACTTAGATTTAATTCTTAAAACTAAAATTTTGGAATGCGAGGTAATCGGATTTTTGATTCGTGAGGACAATCTTGCATATTACCTAGCAACCATGCTTGGTGGGGAAGAAATGGGATCATGCCATGTAATTCTCAAATCTACTATCACTTCGATAAAAGAATACCCAAAAAAAGCCAAATAGAGAGCCATACAAAGCAATCTAGCCATTCTAATAGGCATTCATACTAGAAAAATAATATATTCCAAAAACACCCCTCTTTTTGCGAAAATATACTATAGTTAGTGAGGGGTGAATGTTAAACGACACTATATCTAGTGATTTAGTGCCTTAGGAGGAATACTCTTATAAAAAAGAAGTGTTCTACTTATTTTCTACCTTTTTTTATGTCTAAATCAATATCTAAATTAGACAAAAAATAATTATAAAAATAATTTGCATTTTCTATAAAGTTCCTATAGAAATATAATCATGTTAAACACAAAGGAGAATCAAAACATGAGTACACTTATAATCACAAAAAGAATGCAGTCTTTAATGGACTGCATTAGCACTATCCATATGGAAGAATCTAATACACTTTCTAAAATAGACATTTTAAAAAATGCTTATTCAGATAGTCATAAAAGTCATTATGGATCAAGACCAACTTTACCTGCACATTGGACATACATTGATTATTTAAATGCTATGGACAGAATTGCAGATAGTATTGAGTGGGAAGAAAAATTAGAAAAACAAGAAAAGTTATTTGCACAAGGTAGAATTGCTAAAGCACTTAACAACACTTATTCTAATTCACCATTCGCAAACTTTTATAAAGGAGTGAAATAATGAAATACGAATTAAATTCAATAGAACGTGCATTCATTATACTAAGTTTGATTACTTATAAATATTCTATGAAAAAAGATCTTCAAACCAAAGCTAGATATCTAACTGATGGGAATGGCAACATTATGACTACTGCTCAAAAAAGATTAGAAATAAATATTAGAGATGTAGATGTTTTGATTGCAAAATTAAGTAATGAAATAGGAGTAAAATAATGAAACTATTATTTAAGACTATGGGTGCAAAGATATTAGTAAACGCATCAACCAATCGTAAGACTTGTACTACTTGTAGAGGTCGTGGTGAAGTGAACACAAATGAGGGATATGAACAATGTGAAAATTGTGGTGGCTCTGGCAATTTTATACATGAGTTAATTCACGATAATTTTACTCATGTCACAAAATACTTTTCAAAACATGATGTTGAAAAACTTATTCTTATTAGAAAAGTTCACGAATACTCTCATGCTTATGAAATGGAAACTTATTATAGCTGTAGTAGAGAACAATATCCTAATCCACCAGAAGAAAAAGATATGGAAGTTATTGTGGTTGATGAAAACTTTGATTGGGAAAAAGAAAACAAGGTGGTCTTTTATGATTAACATAATTATTAATACATTTGTTCATATAGCCATGATTGGTTTCACACTTTATTTTGTAAAGGAGTTGTTCAATGAGTAATCTTAAAAAGAAACTATCCGAAAGAACAGGAGGAAGCAAAATATGAATAGACAAAAACTAGCAGAGATTAAGTATGACTTACAAGGTCAGCTTAAAATGAAACTTCACAAATTAGAAGTTTATTCAAAAGAAAAGGGCGGTAGGCAAGATGAGTTTTTAACCGGATATCGCCATGCAATAGAAGATTTGGGAATACTTGTACCAAATTGGAAACATGAAAGTGTAAGTAATGAAAACAATCCAAAAGTATTTCCAGACGAGAAAGGAGAAACAAATGAAAATACTTAAATTCACAGGTAAAGATAAATCAGAAAAGTACACAACAATTCGTGTTAAGACATCTGATTTAAGTAGAATAAAAAAAGCATTTGGTGAGAAAAACATGACATCAACTTGGCATGATATTTTTACACAAATGACTAATACTTGTTTTTTGGAGAAAAGATAATGCCAGATCAGCTTAAACCATTTATTTGTATTGTTGCGAAACTTTATATTAATTATGGTTATAAACATTATCCATTATGCAAATATGAACAGGAGGAAATAAATGTTAAGGAAGTTGTTAAGTATGTTAATAATTACATCATGCAGCTACAACCCAACGATTGATTCAGTTGGTAGAAGTGGAACTTTTGATGAGTCAAGAGCAGAACACATGACAAACGACTTGCATCATTGTAAAATGATTGCAAAAGAAAATACTAATAATGTACTAGAGGGATTTAAAGTAGTACATAATTGGTATGTAAGACCATCTTTATTATTTTTACCAGATGAAATGGCTTACACTTATAAACCAATGGTAAACAAATGTATGACTTTGCGAGGTCATGCAGTATTAACAGGAGAATAAACTATGGAAAAAAGAAATGACTATCTAATCAAAGCATTAGAAAAAGCAAGGAAGGAATTTAAGGAACTTAAAAAGTCTGGAAAAAATAATTTCTTCAAAACAGCAGGTGGTAAAGCACATGAATATAGTACATTGAATGATGTGTTTACAGCTTGTAGAGATGCCTTAATGAAAAATGATCTCAACATCATGTATAATCTTTCATATAACGAAGGTATGAATTTTTTGACTACAACATTACATCATGTATCTAGTGGTCAAAAAGAAACATCAACATCAATCTTGGGTAATGCTCAAATGACAAGTCAAGCATTAGGATCAGCAATCACTTACATGAGAAGATACCATATTCAAGCTATGTTGAACTTAGAAGGTGATTTTGAAGATGATGGTAATGAAGCATCACAGGTAAAAACACCTCCACAGGTAAAAACACCTAAAAAACAAACTACAGCAGAAATAATAGACGACAACATAGGAGGATTAGAATTATGACAAAAGTAAATCTTACTTTGTTTGTTAATGAGAATAAGAAAACAAATCCATTAGCACCACCATACACAAATAGTAAATTTCAACCTAAGCACGATATAGTGTTGAAAGCTGATACTGTGTATGAAATGTCATTGTTTAAGAATACGCATGACTTTGACAAAGTTCAATATTTAGATAGAGAAGGAAAACCCACACACAGGTTATCTATCACTATTAGAGAAAGTGAGTATTGGGCAAATCAAAATGAAGTAGTTGAAAAAAATCTACATCATATCACAGAGGAACAACCAAAACCAAAACCTGTTGATATTGATGATGACATACCATTTTGATTATCAAGGACAAAAAATACATGATGTGGGCATTGGATAAATTTGACTGTTATCCATGCTCACTTCTTGGATATGCAAACTACAATCAACTTCAGTTCCACCACATTCAACTAGAACGAAACAAGGCCGGTGGTGCTATGTTACGAGATGATAGTAATGGCATAGTAATATGCTTCAATTGTCATCATAAAATTCATACTAAGTATGGAGAAAAGAAATTTTGGGATTTATTTAAAGTAGATCCTAGAATAAAAGCAAAACAAATGTACGAACAATACAAGGAGAAATATAATGAAAAAAGAACTATCACAAAACGCAAGAATATTAGACCACCTTTTAGCAGGAAAAAGTCTAACACAGCTACAAGCAATTAGATTATTTAATTGTACTAGATTAGCTTCTAGGATTAATGATCTCAAAAAAGAAGGTTGGGATATTGACTGTAAAATGGTCAAAAACCATAATACAAAAACACATTATGGATCATACTCAATAAAATTTTTATAATTGTGGGTATATTCGCACCAGAACAACTTGAAAAGACTGTGTGTTTGGATTGCAAAAAGAAATACACTAAGGCAATGTGTATTATCATAAACCAGACATACAGTTTAAGATTATGTATAAAATGTTATAACAGGAGAGATAAAGATGGCAAAATTACCGAAGATGAACTTATTCGTAGACGCATTTAATTCAGACACAGTTTACTTATCAGAAGAAGAACTAGGTCTATATATGAGAATGATTTTTTATGCTTGGACACATGATGCTTATTTACCAAATGACAAAGAAATTATTTATTGTTTACCAAAAAAACCTAATGATGCCTTAGTTGATAAAATACTTAAATTATTTTGGACAGAAGATGATAAAGGTTTTTACCAGAAAAGAATGTTGAAAGAGTATCAGTATGCTATGGAAGTATCTTTTAAGGCTAGTGAGTCAGCTAAGAAACGATA